TGCTGCTGCAGCCGCTGCGGCTAATTCTGCTTGGTAATCACCGCCGCCGCCACGATTGGCCCCCATGTCTCGGGCGTCCCGCGCAGCGTTGTCATTGAAGTTTCGCTGGCGATCCGCTGCCGATAATCCCATCAAACCCGATAACGCACTTGGCGATTCTTTGGCTGCATCTTTTGCGCCAGCACCAACGGCTACACCGCCTCTCTCGGCCATACCTACCATACCCCCGACGCCTGTGCCTCGCACTCCCTTACCTCGTGCGCCCTTGCCGCCACCATCACCACCGCCGCCATCTCCGCATGAGCAGAGAGCGCGTGGGTATCCTTCGATGTCCCAATCAAATGCTTTTCGCTTCATAGTGTCACCCATTAAGTTTCGCCTTGTACACAGCACCAACCGGGTACATCCCTAGTCGTCCCGCCAATGCGTCAAATCCTTTCCTGTGTTCTACCGACGTTGCAAACGATACCTCGCTTGCCCCGTTGTCCTTCGCCCACTGCATAAATGCCTTGAGCAGCCGATAACCTATTGATCCGGTGCGGTGTTCTGGCGCCACGTATAGCAACTCCTCGACCGCTACGTACTCGGGTCCGAATCGGTACTGCTGTAGGGAACCAGTGAAGAACCCCACAATGTCCGCGTCCTTTCGCGCCACAAAGAAGCAACCGTACTCGCACACCCTTCGCCCATACTCCGCTGCGATGTCATGGTCGTAGATAAGATCGGCGTAGTGACCCTCAGCGTGCATATCTGCTCCCAGCTGCACGCATCGCTCGATGTCTTGCTCGGTTCCTTGCTCAATGCTCATGCTACCTTGAGGATACGTTCTGTATCCCGAAGTCTACCCGACACAAACCGTCTATTTCCATTTTTGACACGACGTCTCAACCAAAGACGCTCCAGCCCTGATCGACCTGGATCGGCTTGCTCGGCCCCGGGGTGTGGTGCTTCAAGATCGCCCGGCCTTCACCTGCTCCCAGCATGAGGTACTGCGCCGCATCCGCGACGTGACTGTATTGGTTCTTATCCGGCTTATCATGGAAGCGCTCATCGCCTGATACCTGTATGCGCTTGTAGCAGTAGCCCCCACCCATCGCCTTGCGCAGCGCGGTGCAGCTTGGCGAGATCAACAGGCCCGGCTCACCATCGACCAGGCGTGACAGCGGCGTCGCGACTGCCTCCCGGCGCAGCGTAAAGTCATTGCTCGGTGCCGGACGTGCCTTGATGCCCCGGGCACGCAGTATCTGGAATGGCGTGGTTTCATCGGTCTGCGCCCGCTGGTCGCCCGCCGGATCGCCCCATACCTGGTACTCAGCCCCGGGAAAGCGTGAGGCCATTTCGTTCTGCAGCAGCTCCGCGAACCGGACCGCACCCATGTCCTCGGTGACGAGCTCGTGTATCCAGCGCCATCGACCCCGGACATCGCGCTGACCAAAGACTGCGGCCGGCGTCAGACCGAAGTCGATGCCGATCACGATGGTTTGGTTTTCAAGCGGCGCTAATGTTTCACGCGAAACGTGCAAGTGATCCCGAAACTCAGGAAAGACCGGCCGGCCTTCGGTGATGAATCCGTATTCGCCATCGACATACACCCGGACCCACTCGTCATCCTTGCCTGACTGCAGCCGGTCGTAATACCCATCGGGCAGGTTCTCGGTGTTCTCTGCATCTGGCCCCCGGCCACTCGGCTGCTTGAATAGCTGCCAGCCGTCGGGTGCGACTTCCTCAAAGAGTCGATACCACCAGTGATCGTTATCCGGCGGGTTGGTATCCATGATGACGCCGAGCCACGTCGGACCCCCATCACGCTTGGACGGATAGCGACCGACACGACCCTGCAGCATATCAATCACCGCCCTCGGCACTTCCCGGGCCTCGTTGACCCAGGCACCGGTCAGCTCTAGCGATAGCAGCTTCTTGACGTCCTGCGGCCGATCGAGTGCCCGAAACATAATCTCGGCCTCGACGTCTTGGAACTTGATCCGGTGCGTCATATCCTGCTGCACGAAATCACCCACGTCATCGAACCAATCGAGCCAGGTCTTGACCGTCGTATCAGTTAGCTCGCGGTAGGTGTTGCGCACCACAGCCCAGCGGGTGCGTCGTATGCCGTCTGGTCCCGGCTCCTGCTCCTGGCAGCGTCTGAACAACTCCCAGCAGCATGCCGTCGATTTGCCGGACCCGACCGGCCCCATCACACCCCGGACAAATGCCCCGCACTGATGGAAGTCCCACAATGCCGGCGATGCCTGGTACTTAATCTCCGGCTTTTCTTTCAGCATCCGGTGCCATCATCACGAACTTGACGCCCTGCGGCGTGGTGACCTCCTTCTTCTCGATCAACAGGCCGTGCAGCTTGGCTTTGCCCATCGACGCCTGCACTGCCGGACCTGCGGCTTTCTCAGCCATTGCCAGGCGGCGGGCTTCTTCGAGCTCAGCGGTAATTGTGTCCACGCTCGTCCTGTGGCGTTCCAATAGCTCGCCCTGCAGCTCAGCGATCCGATTGGCAACGCCCTCATGCTCCCTGGCTAATCGGTGCGCAGCGACTTTGACTGACTCGTCTGTCATGTTTTCCGCGTCATAAGCGTCTCGGTATGCCTCCGACAAACGGCCCTGTTTCTCGATCACAAGCTGCGCAAAGCGCTCCTGCTTGATTGTCAGCGGCTTTTCTGTTGGCGGCAGCTTCATCTCATTCCTCACTGGATACGGATTGTATCGTCACGAGCAAGGCACCGCCCGGAATCACGACAGCGCGATGGATCGAGAGCTTGTCCACTTGCGAGTCATCCGCGAATACGTTGGCGTGTTCCAGACTGTCGAGCGTACACTTGAACAGGTTGTCGATGTCTCGGCGTCGGCGGTCCGGTGGGTTCGCCGTGATATGCACCTTGAGCCGCGTCTCCGGGTTGAAGAATCCACGACCATGCGCAATCACTTTGACCGCCTCACGGTACGCCTTACCCCTGGCCGAGATATAGATTCGGCCTCGTGCCATGCGCCAGTAGTTATTGACGGACGGCGGCCAGGGCAGGCTCAACTGCATTTCTTGCGTGTTCGAAATATCGTGTCGTAGGTTTTGCGGGTGGCTATGAACTTCTTAGGCGGCTCCCGCCGGGTTGCGTAGGGGTCATTGACGAACCGCTCAAACGGCTCACACGCCAGCTTTTCGTTACGGCAACGCCACCACCACCAGCATCCCAGGTCGCAGGGCGCTGGCGGTGCATCATCGGCCGGAACGTACTGCCTGGTCGCTGGCATCTATACGCCACACATTCCCTCGCACTCATGGTCGAACATATCGAACTGGTCACGCGCCGGGTCAAAGTCACATTCGGTTAGTGGTTGCATGGATCGGTGGATAAAAATCTGACTCTTGACGCCGCTCATTCCCTTGCGTAATGCGGTATCAAGACGGACTGAGCGATTCCAAGAATCTTGATCGTGATCCATCATGTTTTGCCAAGTCGAGTTATCGTGATAAGGGCAGAAGTAACAGGCCGATTTGCTTGGCTCCCGATAGCCGTGATCGCGCATCCAGTCGATGCAGTCGTATCGGTACATATCTTTTTTGATTAAAGGCCAGACGTTTTCAATCCACTTGGTCTGGTTTGGCTTCATCCTCACAGACTCATCCATTGATATGCCAATCCACATACGCACGGCCACTTCTTTAGGCCCACGCTGACCCTTTTCCAAACCCATCAGTTGCCTTACTTTTTGCTGAATGGGCTTAATCTTGTACTCAGCAGTGCATTGCCTTCTAAGAATCCCCTTATTCCCATCATCGTCTAGGGTGAAAAATGGGGGAGTCGCGCACCGACCACCGTCTATGCCCTTGAGAATGTCAGCCTCTAACCCCTCGCCCTCCATCACGCGATACACCGGAAACGGCACAAGCGACTCGACGTAATCTAGGAAGTCGTAAACGTGCTTCGGTTCTGCGCCAGTGTCGGCAAAGATCGCGCAATCCGGCATTGGGGTCAGTTCTCCTTCTGCCGCCATCAGTGCCATCGTGGAGGACTGCACACCGGCTCCGAGGCTAATCACGTTTAACATCGCTGCCCTCAGTCTTNCGCAGTTCNTCCAGGCTGATGCCGAACTTGCGCTCGAACCATTCGCCCCAGGTGTATTTGCCTGACGGTGTACGCTGGAAGCGTTGCGGCCACGCCATTCGAGCTGCGCACAGTCTCAAGTGCCGGTACTCAGGATCGTCCATGCAGTTGCAGCCACTGCTGGAACTTGTCCGTTTCCAAGGGCTTTGAGTCGGTCCACCCTAGAGGCCACCCCATTAGCCACTCGACCCACGTTGGGTTCAGTTGACCACCATTTGTGGTGTGCGCTACCGCATCCCTCAACTTCACGCCCCATCTCACGCCCTTCGCGTTTTTTCGGCTGAACGATCCGTCCTTCTCCTCCACGTTCTTGATGATCCCGCCCTCCGTGCCGCTCACCCTCGGAGTCGGCCACATCTTCACTGCTGTTTGAAGATCGATCCCGCGACGCTGATTTGAGCCACGACGAATCACTGTTGATTGGTTCAGAACCAGGTCGGATTTTCGCGGCCCCCTGGGACTGCTGTCTGGAGTCGGCCAATATCCAGAGTCTTTTGCGTCTGTGCGGGGCACCCACATCGTCTGCTCCGAGCACACACCATCGCGCATCAAACCCTGCTTGGGCCAGGTCTGCGAGAATTTGCGCGAACATTGCGCCTCCGTTAACTGAAAGCAAACCTGGGACGTTCTCCAGCAGGGCGTATCGGAGTCCAGGTCGTAGATCGCGAATGACTGCAAGCGTTTCCGGCCACTTGTTGCGCGGGTCTTTTTCCCCGAGCCGTTTACCCGCAATACTGTGTCCTTGGCAGGGAAAGCCTGCCGTAACCACGTCGACAAANCCCGCGTATTTTTTACTTGCACCGGACTCGATGAACTCGTCAATGTCTCCGAAGATTGGGGCTTCATCGAGGAATCCGTCTTCGATCCTTTGCGCGAGGACTTGCTGACAGTATTTGTCCCATTCGACGTACCCGACTGATTTCCATCCGAGCAGCTTGGTGCCGAGGACACCGCCCCCGGCTCCGGTAAATAGCGATAGCTCATTCAATTTCTCAGGATCAGATTGCGANGGCAACGCAGACAAGCACCGCGAGCAGAATCCCAGCCGCGCCGGTGACCAGTTTNACGGTTGTCACCAGGCTCAGCGCTTCTTCACTCAGCAGGGGTTTGCTCCTGCGTTTGCGTGCTTGAGCCGCCGGTCGCGTCAGCGTCGCTGGTTGCACCGCCACTGGTGCTGCCCACGTCTACGCAGCCAACCAAGAAAACGTGCGCCAGAATGATGGCGACACATCCAGACATATAGGTCCAGGTCCAAAAGCGTTTGGCTAAATCAGTCAAGGTTGATGTCCTCGTGTTTGTGAATGGACACGCCTGCGGTGTACGTCGTATCGCCTACTCGCAGGCTGTGGTGAGATGAGCATCCGGCAAGCAGGAACACAGTGACCAGCACCAGGTAGGTTGAGATCAGAAACTCCCAGCTAAATATCTTCATCATGCCGCTTTCTCCTTGTTGAGCAGTGCCCGAATCTTTCTGAGCTCCGCGNNTGCAATGGCGCTATCGACTTCCGGGGCCGGCAGGGCTTTNGCCATCTTGTGATACGGCGCCAGGCGTTTGGGTTTGCACATCGCCATGAACTCCGGCAGCGTGGGCGGCCATTCCTGGCCCTTTTCGACCATCTTGTTGACGCCGTTCCCGATCTCGCTCAGCGTGAATCTGCCCAGCCCCTGCAGCCATAGCTCTGCTGTATCCGTGAGGTTTCCGTTAGCGTCGGCGCACTGCCCCCACGCGCTTAGATGCCGATGCCCCCATAGCTGGGTCATCCG